AATATATCAGATCTTATAAGTGTAGGATTTGATGAATAATACCACTTGCACAAACTCTTATTAAAAGGAGATTGGTGGATCTCCGAGAAAATCCACCACTATTTTCTGATTTGCAAATACAATCAGAAGAATTGGAAGATGGATCGGCCGTTATGAAGAATCAGGAAAATTTAACTTTTGCTGATGCTGGTTTAACTACTTCTTTGAAGGAACACACTATTTCTTTCAAACCTGATTGTGATGACTCTGCTCTATTGGGTAATTATTTATCGCGACCTGTTGCGATAAGTACATATTCGTGGGCAGAGGGTGATACTTTTCCCGTCCAAACAACTTTTTTACCTTGGCAATTATTTTTTAATAATGTTTCAGTAAAGAAGAAGCTTGATAATTATGCACGTTTACGTTGTAAACTACATCTTAAGTTTGTAGTTAATGCGTCCCCATTTTATTATGGTGCATTACGTGTATGTTATTGTCCCATTGATGGGGGTTTACGTGATGTAGTTGAATCGACACAAGGTGATCAGATTAAATTTTCACAGATGCCAGGAGATTTCTTATATCCTCAGGATATGACGTCTTTTGAAATGGAATTACCTTTTCTCTTACCACATTCGTGGTTAGATATTACAGATAATTCTGAATTTGCTTCTATGGGCCGAATTACGTACCTCTTATATTCTAAATTAAGAAGTGCAAATGGTTCCACGGGTTCAGACGTGAATATCACATGTTATGCATGGGCTACTGAAGTTGAACTAGCAGGTTTGACTAGTGGCCTATCATTACAAGGTGATGAATATGAAAGTTCAGGTGTTATATCTGGCCCAGCCACAGCTGTTGCTAATGTAGCAGCGAAGTTGAGTGATGCTCCTATTATTGGTTCTTTAGCTAGAGCCACTGAGATAGGTGCCAGAGCCGTTGGAGGTATAGCATCTTTATTTGGATATAGCAATCCCCCTGTCATTGATGATGTTCATGCTTTTGTTCCTAAATCCTTTCACTCATTCGCTTCTGTGGAAACAGGAGTGCCTATGGATAAATTAACAATTGATCCAAAAAATGAAGTTACGATTGATAAAACTGTCACAGGTGCAAAACCTGATGATGAACTAGTCATTACACATTTTGCGGGTCGTCGTTCATTTATCACCGGTGCTTTGTGGTCAGGATCATATACACCAGGCACACAGATTTTGCGTATTCCTGTTACCCCGCGTAATTATGGAAGCAATTCAGGTATTGTACAAACATTCATTAATCACACACCTGCCGCTCATGTTGCAGCTATGTTTTCAAATTGGCGAGGTTCCATGGTTTACACATTTAGATTTGTTAAATCACGTTACCATACTGGTCGTTTACAAGTTTCTTGGGATCCGACCACAGTACCTATAACCAATGCTGAGACCACAACTATTACTAGAATTATTGATCTTCAATATGAAACTGAAGTTAGTTTTACTATACCTTATAAAGCACAAGATCCTTGGTTGCTTTGTACAGGTTATGGTAATAATTGGGCTACTACTACTGCTGGTACTGTAACTTATGATCCAGTGGCGCATAATGGGATAATTCGCATTACAGTTCTCACTGAATTGACAGGCCCAGCAGCCTCCCAGGAAATAGATGTTCTATTATTTGCGAGTGCTGGTCCCGATATATCTTTTTCGATACCCAACGAAACACCATTATTCTCATTTTTAGCTGTTCAATCAGATGAAAGTGACAGTCAATTGGCGGATGTTGCTAATACCCAATTATCAACAGATACAAATGCTGTTACAGTTGGTGAAACTATTGCTTCGTTACGTACGTTATTGCATAGAACTACCTTTTATCACCGGGCATTTATGGGAAATCAATACAGCGCTTCTGGTCAATTTCAAACTACAGCATTTTATACTCTTGTTAATTATATTCCCAGATTTCCTGCTGAATATGGTTTTAACACACAGGGAGTTAATTATGCTGTGGGATTAGTTGATCCTATAAAGATACAGTTTCAATTTTCTCCTAATACTACATTGAATTGGATTACGAATTGTTTTGCAGGTTATAGGGGTGGCATAGTCCACCAATATAATGTTACTATCAATGGTAAACCTATTCCAGATTCGATTGCTGTGGAGAGAGACCCTAGAACCCATATACTTGATTCTCCACCTAGACAGGCCATTAACAGATTTTCTGTTGCTGCTACTTCCGGTG